CATCGTCTCGAGGAGGCCATCGGGCATATCGAGAAGGGCGCGTTCCATCGGTGGCTCGGCAAGCCCGAGAACGAGCCGATCACCGAGGAGGACATCGCGCGTGGGCTTGCTGCTGGTGGGCATCCGGCGAAGATGGCGAACTTCGCCAGGAACTTCGGCGCGGGGAAGAAGTGATGGAGTGCGAGTGCGGAGCACCGTCGCGAGGTCGCGTGTGTCAGCGCGGCCACCGGCTTGAGGAGACGTGGTCGCCGGAGGCCCGGGCGGCGGCGCTAGCCGCACGAGAGCGTCGCGCGGGCAGCTTCAAGGTCGGCGATCACGTCGTCCATGATGCGGGCGACAACACGGGCAAGGTCGTCGCGAAGGACAAGAGCGCGGTCCATATCGCGCCGGACGATCCCGCGTCGGTGGACTGGGACGCGATCGAGCATGGTCAGCACGCGGGGCAGCGCACGCTCGCGTACGCGCACGACGCGCCGATGAGCAGCGCGCCAGGGGCGTTCACCGCGTATCTCCACAAGAGCGCGGGGTACGGCGAGAAGCCGATGCAGTACTCCGAGTTCAAGGTGCGACCTCCGCAGGAACTCGCGCAACGCGGGCGCTGATCCACCAGGCTCTCCACATAGCAGCAATCGGAAATGTGGAGGTGCTGCTTCCGCGCGGTACATTCCGCCCATGACTGTTGCTGCACCCGCCGAGGCGCTCCAACTCTCCGAGAGCATCGAGCTCGCGATCGAGGAGGGGGCAACTGCGATCTTCGACGAGGACGGCTGTGTCCCGGTCCACATCATCCGGCCGGGGGTCGGGAAGGGCCGTGGGCGGCATCTGTACGAGGCGAACATGCTCGCGCAGAACGCCACGAAGTTTTCGGGCTGGCGGATGTACGTGGATCATCAGTCCCCCGAGGCGCGCCGCGCCGCAGGCGGATTGCCGCGCAGCGTCCGTGACCTGGGCGGCAGGATCGTCGAGTCCCGTTGGGACCCGAGCGTTCCCGCCGACCCGGAGCGCGGGTTCGGGCAGGGTGCGGTCGTTGGCCGCGCGAAGCCTGTCCCGTTCGTCCGCGAGCTCATCGAGAACGATCCAGGGCTGATCGAAGCGTCGATCAGCGCGTCGGCTACCGGCGTGAAGCCCGTCAGCCATCAGGGCCAGAAGGTCTGGATGGTCGAGGGGATCAACGACCGGGGGTCAGTGGATTGGGTGACGGAGGCGGGCGCGGGTGGCCGCGTCGCTCCGCTGCTCGAGTCCGCGTACGAGTCAGAGGAGGCGGTAGAGATGGCCCTGCTCGAGTCGATGAGCGACGAGGAGATCGTCGAGCACCTGAAGGCGGAGCGTCCGAACCTGACGATCAAGGAGACGCCGAGCCTGATCACCGAGTCCGAGTCCACCGAGGAGGAAAGCATGGCACTCACCCCCGAGGCGCTGAAGGAGGCCCTCTCGGAGAACCCGGAGGTGCTGGTCGAGGCGCTGTCAGGCAGCACGAACTTGCAGGAGATCATCGACGCTCGCGTCAGCGAGCTCGTCGAGGCGCGGCTGACGGAGGAGCGCGAGCTCTCCGAGGCCGAGCGCGACGCGGTGATCTCGCGCCGCATCGAGTTGCGCGACATGCGCGACGAGGCAGCGCGCCTGATCTCCGAGAGCCGCCTGCCGGAGACGTGGCAGGGCGGACTCATCAATCGTTTCCGTCTGCGCGAGGACGCCTCGCCGACCACCGAGCTCGACCTCGTGGACGAGGTGGACTCGGAGGGGGCGGTCACGAAGCCCGCGATCACCCGGCTGCGTGAGGCGGTCGAGCAGGCGATCGACGACGAGCGCACGAAGCTCGCCGAGGTCAGCCCGACTCGCGTCCGCCGTCAGGGGCCGACGACGCTTCGCGAGGGCGAGGAGACGAAGCCCGAGGACAAGCCAGCGGAGGGCGAGCAGCCGCTCTGGAAGTCGGTTCTGTCCGAGGCGGGCGTGGACACCGAAAGGGCGTTCGCGGCGTAAGGCGCGCGACCCGGACCTCGAGAGGAGACACACACCATGCCCTACAACCGCCCAGGCGCTCGCGTCTACACCAAGAACGGCAGCGCCGGTATCTACCTCCACGGCCAGCCGGTCAAGGAGGGCAACTTCGTCGGAGTGGCCGTCAAGCAGGTTCCGGCGCACTGGTCCGACGGGCTGACGGCGCAGAACCAGATCCAGGTCAACGAGCCGTACATCCTCATCAGGTCGGGGATCGTGCAGGTCGCGGACGGCGGCGCGGGATTCGTGGACGGCGACGCCGTCTACATCACGACCGGCAACGTCCTGACCAAGACCGTCGGCTCGAACACCAAGTTCGGCCGCGTGGTCGAGGTGCCCGGCGACGCAAGGGGCGTCCCGGCCGGGCTGGTCCGAATCAACCTCGACGAGCGCCTGAGCTTCTAGCGCCGAGGACGGAGAGAAAGGAACCACTCACATGAGTCGATACGGTTCATACGGCAAGCCCGTCCTGCTGTTCGAGGCGTACAGGGATTGGCGCGAGGAGCGGCTGCTCGAGGAGGCCGACTCGAAGGCGGACTTCCCGGAGTTCCTCTTCGGCCCGGTGCGGTCCTCGCTGTGGCAGGGCTACGAGTACGTGCAGGGGCAGTACCAGCGCTACATGCGCGTGGAGAACTCCCCTGACTTCCGCGAGCGTCGTCTGCGCGGTCTGACCGGGATGACCCGGCCGGGCTACATCGGCGACCACGGCGAGTACGCGCAGGTCAAGCGCCAGGAGCGCAAGGCCGTGTCGCTCGTCGTGGACACCTACGGCGCGGTCTACGCGATCACGCGGCAGGCGATCATCAACGACGAGACGCAGGAGCTCCTGAACTCGGCACCGTCCGAGATCGGGGACTCGATGGCGAACTTCGTCGTCGAGACGGCGATCTCGCTGATCGAGTCGAACCCGACCGCAGCGGACGGTAACCCGTTCTTCTCGAGCGCGCGTGGGAACGCGGACACGAACCCGCTGTCCGAGGACTCGCTCGCGACGGGGCTGTCGAAGATGACGAAGCAGTTCGACGACATCGGTCGTCGGATTCGCGTCACCCCGTCGGTGCTCGCCGTCGGCGATCCGCGCGTCCAGTTGGAGGCGAACCGGATCCTGAACAGCCAGATCACCGGCACCACGATCACCTTCACGGGTGGCGCGGGTGCGGGCGCGGGCGTCTTCGACAAGGGGACGAACAACCCGCTGAGCGGGATCCTGCCCAACGACGCGGTCGTGTACGACCCGTTCTTCACGAGCGCGCACTCGTGGTACCTGTTCGCCGACCCGGCGAAGGTGCCCGCGTTCGCGATCGGGTTCCTGAACGGGCAGCAGCAGCCGCAGGTGTTCCTCAAGGAGCCGCAGGCGCGCGACGCCCTCGGCGGGAACGGCACGGACCCGTACACCTGGGAGCTCGACAGCGTGGACTTCAAGTGCCGTCACGACTTCGGCGTGGCAGCGGTTGACCCGCGCGGGGCCTACAAGTCCACGGTCGCCTAAGCGGCCTCGAGGAACACGGAATCGGAGGAACCCCACATGCCTCGCGGAAATGACGCAGAGTCGGCTCTCCACGAGCTCGCGGATCGCTTCGGTAAGGGCGTCGGCAATGCCGAGATGCTGATCGACGCGAACCTCGCGGCCAACACGCAGGAGTTGCGTGAGGCCCAGTTGCTCCCTCGTGACGAGGAGGCGACAGCCGAGGCGCGCAAGGAGATCGACAAGCTCAAGGGCCCGGACGGCGAGGAGGTCGTGTCGGTCGCCGTTCGCGGCGCGCCGGACAGTGGCCGTCGGATCAAGGTGATCGTGTACCGGACCGAAGAGGGCCGCGACCTTGTCGCCGCGCTCGACGAGAAGGACAACGCGATCGTGCCGGACGCGCTGCGCGCACCACGCGAGCAGGCCGACGACTCGAGCGGCTCGAAGTCGAGCAGCAAGAGCGGCAGCCAGAGTTCCTGACCTGACATGCGAGCGTCGGGCGGCGCTTCGGTTGCCGCCCGACCGCTCCGCAAGGGGACGCCATGATCTCGACTGACCCCGGTAAGCAGTTCGAGGCGAGCTTCGACTACGGGCAGCCAGGCCAGGCGTCTCAGCTTCAGGTCCAGCTAGTAATCCCCGGTGAGCAGCGGGTAGTCATCTCGCGCACGAACGCGGGGATCACGGAGTTCCCGGCCGGGTCCGGGGTGTACGGGGTGACGCTGACCGCGCCGCTCGCGCCAGGGCTGTACGTGCTGATCTGGGACTGGGCGGGCAGCAACCCGGTGGACACGACGAACACGTTCGTGGATCAGGTGACGGTGGTGTACCAGCCGCCGCAGTGGTATCTCGAGAACGAGATCGTCTGGCCGTTCGGGAACTTCGACGGCTTCATTCCGGGGGCGCAGGTGTCCGATGCCGCACCTGGCTCCAACCCGATCCCGACCGCAGCGGACGTGCGCGCCGCGTCGAACCTGAGTTGGACGGACTACGGGGCTGGGCTCGCGGACGACACGGGTCCGGCGGGGTTGCAGGAGATCGTGGACCGTGCGGAGTCGGCGTTCTACAACATCACCGGCCAGACGCTCGATTCGATCGACGTGAAGTTCGCGCCGCAGGTACGCCGGGTCATTCAGGGGATGACCGAGCAGCTGGCGATGGCGGGCTCGGCGGACGTGCTCGACACGCAGTCGGACTGGGATCTGATCACGAGCTTCACGGCCGGTCCGTACAGCGAGCAGCACCGCGCGGGCGACGAGATGTTCAAGGGGCGGATGTTGTTCCCGGTGCCGTGGATCAGCATGGCGCTGTGGGCGCTGCTCACGCCCGACCGGTACGGGTTCTGGGTGTCGTTCTTCACCGGCGTCAACCAGCCCGCGTTCGAGGGCACCGACGTGTTCTGGGAGGCGGGCCAGGAGCTCAGCAGCCTGTACGGGCCTCCGGGGATTGGGTTCTGGGGAGGGGCGTAGATGTCGCTCGCGGCGGTCTGCGTTGATCGGGCGCGGATCATCGTCAAGGAGGCTGGTGGCCCCCGCAAGGAGGGGAAGACGAGCTTCGTGCAGGTGCCGGGGCAGTGGTTCAAGTGCCGCCTGTTCTTGGAGGGCACGACCGACACGGAGGATCCGCAGGCCGGGCGGTGGTCGAGCCAGTCCACGCAGCAATTGATCTGTCTCCCGCGCGACTTGGACGGCAACCCGTTGGTGTTCCGCGCGGACCGCGCGCTCGACGTGCTCTCGAAGGAGTTGGGCCGCGCGGTGTGGCGGCTGGCGGGGGAGCCTGAGCCGCTGCGCAAGAAGCGTCGCGTGATCGGCTACCTGGCGCAGGTGTCGCGTGTGGTCGAGCGCGAGTACGACGACATCCTGAACCAGCGCGTCCCCGACGAGGCGCTGCTCGGCCCACCGGCGGTGACCTGATGCCGTACGTGGGCGGCAGCCTCACGACGCTGTTCGACGAGATCGCGCAGGCCGCGACAGCGGAGGCTGCGCGGAAGATGGCGGAGGCGGGCGGCGACCACATCATCGACATCGCGAAGATCAACACGCCCGTGCGGTCCGGCAGGCTGCGGTCGGCGTGGCGGCGCTCCGAGGTGGAACCGGACAGCGTGGAGGGCCACCCAGCGTTCCGCGTGACGGTCAGCAACCCGGTGGACTACGCCGCGTACGTCGAGTACGGCACGGGACTGTACGGGCCGAAGCACGCGCCGTACGTCATCAAGCCGCGCAACCCAGGCGGCACGCTGCGGTTCGTCGGTCGCGACGGGAACGTCGTGTTCGCGAAGTCGGTGCTGCACCCAGGCTCGCCCGGTAACTACATGCTCGCGATCGCGATGGACGTGACGCACGCGGCGGTGGAGGGGCAAACCATCTTCCGCACGATCCTCGAGAAGTGGGTGCGCGATGTCGAAGGGGGTGCACATTGAGGACTCCGACTGATGCTCTGCGCAGCGTGGTGCGCTACACGGCGCTCGCGTTGGGCGACGACTGGGAGGTGCGCGCTTCGACCGAGAAGGGTGCGTTCCAGCGTCCCGGTGCGCGCGTCGCGCTCGTGCCGAGTGTGCAACTCATGACGACGCGGTGGAACCTCTCGAAGTTCGTCGCGTCGTTCGCGATCATCGCGTACCCGCTGAAGTTCCCGGAGGCGGACGCTTCCCAGCTCGAGGCGCTGCGGGTAACGGACCTGCTGTGGATGGCGTACGCCGGGCCCGGTGTTGGCAACCCGGTCATCCGCCCGGCAATGGACAGCCATCGCGGGCGTCCGTACCGCGTCCCGCTGTACGACTACGACGGGGTGCCGCTCGACGGGGACGACGCGTTCGCTGACGAGTCCCGGCGTGACCCCCGCGATTTTCTGCACATCGAGGGGCAGCCGGAGGTCACGACAGTCAACGACCCGGGTGACGAGTTGCTCTATTCGGTGGCAGCAAACATCAGAATGTCGTGGTTGCGTTCTGCTGCTGTAACCTCGACCGCACCAATCGTCGAGCGCGTCGATACAGGAGCGGAAATTGGCTGAGAACCCCACCAAGAGTCAGACGCGGCGCAGCCCTTCCGCCAAGGCCGACGCCGCCAAGAGCGACGCCGCCGAGGGCGCGGAGGCCAGCGTGGCGACG